GAAATTACAATTTAATCCTTTTTTTACTACAACCGCTGGAACTTCAGTAATTAGAGTTTATCAACCAGGACATTCCAGAACTATGGGAGATACCTATAGGTTTTATGGACCCCCTACGGTTTCTCCAGGGACGGGGACAACTAGTAATCCAGTGGCTACTTACGCTAATATTCCTAATTTTGATGGAATTGATGGGGCTACAATTTCAAGAGCCGCAGGGCATGTTATCTCTCAATGGGGGACTACTTATGTTCAAACTTATAATAATTATCAATTTACAGTTAGTGGATCTACTGCTACAACTGGTAATGTACAAGGAGGAGGTTCGGTCTCAATAGGACCAGTTACCTTACAAGCATAATGGCAGGATATACATATTCAACTTTAACAACAGCAATTAGAGATTATACTGAAGTAGATAGTTCTCTTTTTACCTCTGCTATCATAGATAATTTTATTATGTCTGCTGAGAATAGAATTAATAGAGATGTAGCAACCGATGCTCAAAGAAAATATCAGACAGCTACTTTGATTGTAGGCCAAGGAACTTATAATACTCCTGGTAATGAAGATTTTATTAGAGCTATTAAACTTACCGATTCAAATAATGATATGTGGTATCTTCAAAAGGTAGATCAAACTTTTCTTGATGAATATACACAAGATGAAACAGCTAATACTGGCAAGCCTAGATACTATGCTATGTTCCAGTCTGGTCAAGGAGCGAGTAATAATACTAATTATTATAAAATTGCCCCTTCTCCCGATGCTACTTATACTATTGAAGTAGAGTATTCTATAATGCCCGATCAATTAAGTTCGGGAAATACTCAGACTTTCTTGAGTCAGAAGTTCCCTAATGGCATGCTCTATGCTTGTCTCATTGAGGCTTATGGCTTCTTAAAAGGTCCCATGGATATGTTGACATACTATGAAAATAGATATAAACAAGAGGTAGATAAGTTCGGTCTTGAACAATTAGGAAGACGTAGAAGAGGTGATTATACAAGTGGAACTATTAGAATCCCACTAAACACGCCTTCAACAACTGATGCCGGACTAATTAAGTAGGAGATTATTATGGCAATAACAACTAGTGCAGTATGTAATACATTTAAAAATCAACTTTTAAGTGCAACTCACAATTTTACTCAAACATCTGGTAATAAATTTTATTTAGCTTTATATACAAATTCAGCTACTCTTGGAAAATCTACAACAGAGTTTACAACTTCTGGTGAAACTAGTGGTACAGGATATACAACAAGAGGAAAACAATTAGCTGTAGCTAATCAAACTCATAAATTATCAAATGATACAGCAATTGTTGATTGGGCTAACCTTTCTTGGTTAACTGCTTCAATTACAGCAAGAGGAGCTGTAATTTATAATAATTCAGCTTCAGATAAAGCTGTTTGTGTTTTAGATTTTGGTGGAGATAAAACTGCAACTGCTGGAACTTTCACAATTCAATTTCCAAATTTCACAGATACATTAGCTATCCTAAGAATATCGTAAGGAGGTAATTCCTTATGGCGAACACTTGGGGCTCGTTAAAGTGGGGAGAGAATCTTTGGGGTGACCAAGGATCAGTTAATATTGCCGTTACAGGTGTTGCTGCAACTACTGCAGTTGGAAACGAATCAGCTTTTAATTTAGATGGATGGGGTAGAGATACTTGGGGATCTCAAGTATGGGGTGGTACTGATGACGCTATTACTAATGTAACAGGTGTCAGTGCTACAACTGCCATTGGATCTCTTGGAATAGAACTTGTTAAAAATGTTCCAGTTACCGGAGTTAGTGCAGCCACAGCAATTGGAACTGTATCTGCTACTACCGATGTTACTGTTTCTTTAACTGGTCTTGCTATGAGCTGGACTGTAGGTCCAATCAATGTAGACTTAGCTAAAAATATTGAAGTACCATTTGGTGTAGCCGCTCAAACTGCTATTGGAAGTGTTTCAACTATAGCACATGCTAATGTTTCTGTAACTGGTTTAGGATTAACTGGATCTATGGGCAATACCATTGTCGAAGGTCCAGCACAAATAGATACGACAGGAGTAAGTGCTACAGGAGCTACGGGTTCAGTAACTTTAACTGGGGATGCTCATGTATTCCCAACTGGTGTAGTAGCTCAAAGTGGAATAAATCAATCGGATCAAGTAGGAGATGCATGGGTCTATCCTACTGGAGTTTCAGCAGCTTCTACGACGGGTATTATAAGACAAGCTTCAGGGTATGGTGTAACTGGTCAAGCCTTAACTACTACTTTAGGTAGTCTTGCTTTTACAGGAAATGCTAATGTATTTCCTACGGGAGTTGGAGCTACTATTAATCCTGGCATACCTACAGTATTTGCATATAATGAGGTTGACACAGGGACGCCTGTATCTTATAGTGAAGTATCTACGGGTACAGATATTACGTATACGGAAGTAAAAGCAGCTTAGGAGATTTTATGGCATCAAATTATAATGCATTTGGTTTTAACCTAATGACTACTGGTGAAAACGCTGGTACTTGGGGTGATAATACCAACCTTAATTTAAATTATCTTAGAGATATGTTCAAGTACATTGAAGTACCAATGACAGCGGACAGAACTTTAACTATACCTGATAATTCTACTGGAACTTATGATGGTAGAGCAATTGTTGTTAAATTAACAGGTACAACTGGTGGATCAAGTAGAACATTAGATATAGCAGAACAAGCAGGTTCAGGATCTTCTCCTGGAGGTGCAGCTGATATTCTTAAACCTTTTTTAATTATTGATGGAACTACAAGAACAGGTTCTGATACAATAACTTTTAAAGTTACAGGAGCTACTGGAATAACTATACCAAAATATGGTAATACTTGGTGTTATCATGATGGTACGGATATTCGTACAGGAGGCTTTGTAAGTACTAGAGGATCCGCAGGAACAGCAGCGGCTCAAGCGGCTTATACTTTTCCAGCGGCCGATGGTACAAACGGACAAGCATTAGTAACTGATGGATCAGGCTCAGTGAGTTTCGGATCAGCAGGAATATCAACAGGAAAAGCTATTGCAATGGCAATGATTTTCGGATAAAAAACAAAAGGAATTAAATTATGGCAAACCCAAATATAGTAAGTGTAACAGGAATAACAGCCGGAACTTTAGGATGGAATCTACCTACAGGTGGATTAGTTAATTTAATTGATCCTGATACTGGTTATCTTTTAAAAATTAATAGAATTGTAGTGGCGAATGTTGATGGCACAAGTGCTGCTGATGTTGATGTAGCTATTGTAACAGCTTCACAAACTTTTACAAACACAACAGTCACAGGAGCAGACGCAACTACTTATTTAGCAAAAACAATTTCAGTACCAGCGGATGCATCTTTGGTAATTTCTGATACTCCTATTTATCTAAGAGAAGGAGACAACTTACAAGCACAAGCTAGTGCATCTGGAGATTTAGATCTTACAATTACATTTGAATTACTGACAGATACGTAGGAGGTTTAAATTATGGCGCAAGGTAATGGCGGAATAATTGGACCTGTTAATACAGTCTATACATGTACCCAAGCAGAAGTCATCCAAGTTAAAACAGCAACTGGATGTTTTGCCGCTACACAATCGAGAACCACATCAGTTACAGCTTTAATAGTTGCAGGTGGTGGTGGAGCTAATGGTGAAAGAAGTGGTGGTGGTGGAGCTGGTGGTGTAAGAGAAATTAGTGTACCTACAACTGGAGGTGCAACTATCGCTGCAACAATTGGAGGTGGTGGAGGTGCAGGTTCGGGTAGTCCGGCTGGTGGTGCCACTTCAGGAACAGATTCAACTTTAGTTGCGTGCGCAACCACATATACCTCTGAAGGAGGAGGTAGCGGTGGTTATGAAGCCTCATGCAGAGCAGCAGCAGGTGGATCAGGTGGTGGTGGAGAGTCAACTCCTCCAGCAGCAGGAGGCGCAGGTAATACTCCTGCCCAACCATGTAACCAAGGTAATGCAGGTGGTACAGGTAACTGTTCACCAGGTAATGTCCAAGGTGGTGGTGGCGGAGGTGGTGCAGGTGCCGTAGGAGGTAATGCAGCTACTTCAGCTTGTGGTAATGCTGGCTCAGGTGGTGTTGGAGTAGCTCCAACAGCTTTTCCAGGTCAACCCTTTTTAGAAAGTTGTAAAGTAGGTGGTGGTGGAGCTGGTTCAGGTTCTTATGGAGCACCAATTTATGGAAATACAAGAGGTGGTTTAGGTGGAGATGGCGGCGGTGGAAATGCCGGTAACAATCCCTCAGGACCAATTGCAGGTGGAGCAGGAACTGCAGGATGTGCTAACACTGGCGGTGGTGGTGGCGGTGGTAGTGTTTTTACTCCAGGACCCGCAGGTTGTATAACAAGTTATGCTGGAGCAGCAGGAGGATCTGGTGTTGTAGCAATTAAAGAACCAGCGCTAGGCAAACAAGCTTCAGGTGTTTGGAGCATGAATACAGTTTATTGCCACGTTAAAAATGATAATTGGGTTTTTAGAACAGTCGATGTAGATTATTTATTAATCGCCGGTGGCGGCGGAGGTGGTGGATTTGTTGGTGCTGGAGGTGGAGCTGGTGGTATGATTTCTTCTTATGGTAGTCCTTGCGCTCCAAAATTAACAATAAAAGGTGGTAGCTATACAATTACAGTTGGTGGTGGAGGTGCCGGTATCCCTGCTCCAGGTGCAGGACCAGGATCAAATGGTGTCGATTCAACTTTTTCAACATTAACAGCAACAGGTGGTGGTGGAGGTGGTGGTGGACCTACAGGTTGTGCATGTGCGGGTGATGGAGGTTCAGGTGGTGGACAACCAGGTTATGGATCAGCAGCTCAGCCTGCTGGATCAGGTAATACTCCTGCTGTACCTGCCGCTTTAGGAGGCCCACAAGGAAATCCAGGTGGAAATCAACCTTCAGGTCCAGGAGCCCCTTATGCAGGTGCTGGTGGTGGAGGTGCTGGTGGAGCTGGTGGTGATGCTGCCCCTTCTCCTTATCCAGGTCCTGCTGGTGTTGGTGGTGTTGGTAGAGCAAATTCAATTACAGGTTCTCCTGTAACTTATGCTGGTGGTGGAGGTGGATCTGTATATGGATCTACTACAGGTGGTGGAGCTGGAGGTCCAGGTGGTGGTGGAGATGGAGGAAACCCAGCAACCTGTGCCGCCACGATGCAGGGAACAGCTAATACTGGTGGTGGAGGTGGTGGAACCGGAGAAGTTCCTAAAACAATAGCAGGTGGATCAGGTGGATCAGGAACTATAATAGTACGTGTACCAGGATCAACAGATGTAAGTGTAGCACCAGGAACTAATAGTGTTACAACATTACCGGCTCCTGCTGGTGGATGTAAAGTAGCTACTTTTACTGTATCTGGAACGTTGACAGTTTAATAAAATTAAATTATAAATATAGTTTTAAGGAGTAAAAATATGGCACATTTCGCAGAACTCGATAGTAATAACGTAGTAACGAGAGTGGTTGTTGTAGGTAATGATGTTACAACAGCAGCTGGCCCTTTAGGGGAAAATGATATGCATGTTGATGGTGAAACATGGTGTGTTAATTTTTTCAAAGGTGGAAATTGGAAACAAACTTCTTACAATAACAATTTTAGAAAACAATATGCAGGCAAAGGTTTTACTTTTGACGCTGCAAAAAACAAATTTATTTCACCTCAACCATATGCATCTTGGTCATTAGATGGAAATGATGATTGGCAAGCACCAGTTACTTATCCAACTGATCAAGTAGATAAAAATATTAGTTGGGATGAAGCAGGACAAAAATGGACTGCACAGGATCATTCAGATCCCGTTAATAATTTCAATTGGGATGCATCAGCGCTAGCTTGGGTATCCGCATAAGGAGACTCATATGGCTAGTCCTTCAGGATCAGCAAACGGCGGTATAATCGGAACAAGTAATAAAGCTTCTTTCGGGAAGAATACAATTACATCTACCACTGGTACCGGATCAACAACTGTCACTACACAACCAGGAACTAGATTAATAGACTATTTAGTAGTTGCCGGTGGTGGAGGTGGAGGATATGATGGAGGTGGTGGAGGTGGAGCTGGTGGTTATCAAGAATTATTAAGTCAACCGGTTTGTGGAAACTCTCCTTACGCTATTACAGTAGGTGGTGGAGGAGCTAGTATGACTAGCGGTTCCAATTCACTTTTTGGATGTACAACATCATGTGGTGGAGGAAAAGGTGGTGGTCCTGCAAGTGCTGCCGCTGTCGGAGGATCTGGTGGTGGTGCAAGTATGAACGGACCCTTTAACTGTGGTGCAGCTGGAACATGTGGTCAAGGAAATGCTGGAGGAAACGCTCCCGCATGCTCTGGTGGAGGCGGAGGTGGTGCTTCTGGTGCAGGTACTACAGGAACAGGTACACCTGGTCCAACTTCAGGTGGTGCTGGAGGTGCTGGATCACCTACAAGTATTTCGGGATGTGCTACAACTTATGCAGGTGGTGGCGGAGGTTATGGTTTAGGTTGTGGTGGAGCTGGAGGCGGCGGAAACGGTGGTGGTTTTCCTAGTCCTGCAGGAGTAGCAGGATGTGCTAACACAGGTGGTGGAGGCGGTGGTGGTTCTGGTGGTCCTTGTAAAAATGGTGGCGCAGGTGGATCAGGAATAGTAATCGTAAAAGAATTAAATAAAGCAAGTGGTATGTGGTCAATGCAATCACAATTTCAAAATCAATCAGCAGGAACATGGCCAGCCACTTCAGTTAGTCTGAGTGTATTAACAGTTGCTGGGGGTGGAGGTGGAGGTGGGATTGGTTCTCCTACTTATACTTCTGGTGGTGCTGGTGGAGGTGGTGGTTATGTTTATGATTGTCTAGTAATATATGGTTCAGCAGCAGGAACTTATGCCGTAGTAGTTGGTGGTGGTGGAAGTGGTGGATGGAATCCTGCCTGTACAAGAAAAGGTGGTGTTTCAAGTTTTAATTCAGGAGGTACTTATCCTGTAGTAGCATGTGGTGGTGGAGGTGGTGGAGATGGTTTCCCAGGACAACCTGGTACTGCACCTTTTCCCCCACATTTTAAATTAGCAGGTCAACCTGGAGGATCTGGTGGTGGTGGATCAGGTGGACCAGGAACTAATACTGCTGGAACAGCAGTAGCCGGTCAAGGTAATGCTGGAGGAACAACACCCGGATCAGCGGGAATTGGAGGTGCTGGCGGAGGTGGAGCAGGTGCAGTTGGTAGTGATGCTCCTTCTAATGCTGGAGGACCTGGAGGTGCAGGATCATCTGCATGGCCAGGAGATTGTACATTAAGAGCCGGTGGCGGCGGTGGAGGTGGTGGTGGACCCGTACCTTCAGGTGGAGCAGCTTCTGGAGATGGTGGCCCTGGAGGTGGTGGTCGAGGAAGAGCAGGTCACCCAGGTGCTGGATGTACTCCAGATTGTAGACCTGGTCTAGCCGGAACAGTTAATACTGGTGGTGGCGGAGGTGGTCAAGGTGGAGATGGTGGCCCATGTACTAATGGTGGATCAGGAGTAGTATTGATTAGATATCCAGGGTCTATGCCAGTTACTTTAAGCCCAGGGTGTAATACAGCAGCATGTGTACCCGGACCTTCTACTGATAAAATTGCTACGTTTGTTGCATCAGGATGTTTTGTGGTAAATTAATTGGTGAAAATAATAGATAATTGTATATCGAAAGAATTACAGGATAAAATAGAAAACTATTTTCTTCAAAATACTTTTCCATGGTTTTATCAAGATAGTGCTTTAGGCCCTAGTGTTCCTACAAAACATAAAAAAGAAACTCCTAATACTTTTGATGACCCTCAATTTACTCATATCTTTGTGGATAATGGAGAAGTAAATTCTTCACATATAGACATCGTCATTGATCTTTTAAAAGAATTAAAAATAGAAAAATCGGAAATCTTAAGGTGTAAAGCTAATTTAAAATTTAAAACAAATTCAAAAAAACTTCATAATATATTTCATGTGGATCACGCACTTCCTCATCAGGTGCTTATTTATTATATTAATGATAGCGATGGAGACACTTATTTACAATTGAATAAATCACTAAAAAAAGTTGAACCTAAAAAAGGAAGAGCTTTAATGTTTAAAGGGGGTACTATGCATGCAGCTAATCACCCTAAAAAAACTTCTAAAAGACTGGTTTTAAATTTTAATCTTAAGTAAAGATTGACGAAATTTTTTTAAATGATATAAATTAGAAATAAAGACATATGCAATTACAGAATTATTATTGGTACTTTCAATCAGCGGTTCCTCCTCGAATCTGTGATGATATCGTTCGTTATGGATTT